AAAATAGCTGGAACAACTGTAGAAGGTCGTTCTGCATCAGAGGTCTTATCAGATATAGGAGGACAAGCATCTTTAACATTTGGTATAAGTAATACTAATGCAGTTAAAGTAGACAGCAGCTCTGTTGCTGATGACGAGTATGCAAGGTTTACATCTTCTGGTTTAGAAAGCAGAAGTACAGCAGAAGTCCTATCGGACATTGGTGGTCAAGCATCACTTACATTTGGTATCTCAAATACCAATGCAGTCAAGGTAGATTCAGCAAGCGTAGCTGACGATGAATATGCTAGATTTACTGCTAGCGGTCTTGAGAGTAGAAGTACCTCAGAAGTACTAAGTGATATAGGCGGTCAAGCTGCATTAAGCTTTGGTATATCTAACACAAATATTCCTATCTTTACAACTGGTGTAGCAGATGATGATTTCTTAAGAGTTGCAGGTACATCTATTGAAGGTAGATCAGCTAGTGAAGTACTTAGTGATATTGGTGGACAGGCTACACTTACTTTTGGAATTAGTAACACAAACGCAGTTAAGGTTGATAGTGCTAGTGTTGCAGATGATGAATACGCTAGGTTCACAGCAAACGGATTAGAGAGTAGATCAACTACAGAAGTATTATCAGACATTGGTGGTATTACTGCTAGTTCTTCAGATACACTAACTAATAAATCAATAGACTCAGATAACAATACAATTACTAATATTGTTAATGCTGATATTAAATCTAGTGCAGCTGTTGCATTTAGTAAGATGGAAAACCTTACAGCATCAAGAGCATTAGTATCAGATGGTAGTGGTGATGTATCAGCAGCAACTACAACTTCAACAGAGATTGGTTATGTTAATGGCGTAACATCAGCAATACAAACACAATTAGATGCCAAAGCAAGCAAAGGTCTGGCTGTAGCAATGGCAATCGCTTTATAGGAGAAAACATGGCACAAGACTTTGAATCAAATGGCGCGCAGATAACAAACTCAGCGACTACAATATATACATCAAATAGTGATGATGCAGTTGTTGGTTTGAGACTAGCAAATATTTTAACCACTACAGTTACAGTAAGCGTATTTGTATCTGAAGGTGGTTCTACTACAAGATACATTGTAAAAGATTTATCAATCCCTCCTGCTAGTTCAGTAGAGCTAGTACAAGGTGGAGCTAAATTTGTTTTACAAAGTGGAGATATCTTAAAAGGACAAGCTGGCACAGCAGACAGCATAGATGTTTGGGTATCAGTCGTAGACGCAATTAGTTAATAGGAGATTACATGGCAACAATAACTTCAGTCGGAGGCGTTCAATATATTGGCGATGCACCAGCAGGTGAAACCATACACGAACACGATTCTGAAATAAATAAAGATCAAATAATAACTAGTGCTGTATTTGCTGGACCAATTACATTTGCAGCTACAGTTACTGTTACTGGAACAGTTGTTGTTGTATGACAAATATATACGACAAAAATCAAGAGATACATATTGATAGAAGTACTCGAAAACTAGTTGTTAGAAGTAGGCAAGATACTGATCCTATAATGAAACAAAACAAAATGTTTCGTAATCACATACCTGAAGCTCAAAGAGGCGATATGCAAAGAATTGCACAAATCCCTTTGATTGCATTACAAATAAAAACTAAAGAGTTACATGGTCATTCTAATTGGTTTAAGTTAGATCTTGACCAACAAAAATCATTAATTAAAGGAATGATTAGTAGTAACGAATTTCAAAACTTTAAGACAGGAAGTAAAAATTTATAATGGCATTAGATACATATACAAATTTAAAAACAGCTATTGCTAACTTTTTAGCTAGAGATGATTTAACTTCTGAGATAGATGATTTTATAGACTTAACTGAAGCAGAGTTTAATAGAGAACTACGCATTAGAGCTATGGAAACATCAGTATCATTTACAATTGATTCTGAGCAAGAGACTTTACCTACAGGATTCTTAGGTGTAAGAAGTTTCTTTGTTAGTAATAATGGAAAAGAAACATTACAGTTTGTAACACCATATCATCAGTTTCATACAAGAGGCAGCTCTCAGGCAGGTACACCTAGAACATATAGTATTGAAGGATCTAATTTTAGATTTGCACCAGCACCAGATACATCATACACAGCTACACTAGTTTATTATAAAGCGTTTGATAGCCTTGATGGTTCTACAGCTACTAACTATATTTTAACTAATCATCCTGCTGTATATCTTTACGGTAGCTTATATCATGCTAGTAATTTTATTAGAGGTATAGATCCTCAAACAGTAGAACAATGGAAAGGCTTGTTTGTTGAAGGTATTAATCAGATTAAATTAAAAGATGACGGTGATAAATATAATGGTTCACCTTTAATTCAACATTCTGGTATTAATATCAACAATCATGATAATGTTAACTAATGCAAGTACCTTTTGGAGAATGGTTACCTGATCTACCAGATCATTTAAACCCAGGAGCAACACAAGCTAAAAATGTTTATCCTGCTGTAAATAGTTATAGACCTTGGAAAGCAATAACTACAGCTACAGCAAATGCATTAAGCAATAGATGCCAAGGAGCTTCGTCATTTACATCTGATGGTGGTAATGTCAGTATCTTTGCAGGTGATTCTAGTAAGTTATATAGAATACTAGCAAACTCAGTAGTAGATGAAAGTGGTGGCACAACATTTAATACTGCTGCTAATGGTTATTGGGATTTTGTTAAGTTTGGAGAAACAGTTATAGCCTACAATGGTGTTGATGCACCTCAAGCATGGTCATTAGATACATCAGCTGACTTTGCTGCACTAGGAGGTTCTCCTCCATCATTTAGACACGCAGCTGTTGTAAACAATTTTGTAGTAACAGGTTTTCAACCTACTGCTCGTAATAGAGTACAATGGTCATCAATCAATAGTGCTACATCATGGACTTCTGGAATTAACCAGGCTGACTCAGAAGATCTACCAGAGGGTGGAGTTGTTACTGGAGTTACTGGTGGACAGTACGGATTAATATTTCAAGAAAATAGAATTACACGCATGGACTATAGAGGTGGTAATGTAGTATTTTCTTTTAGAAGAATAGAAGACAACATAGGAGCTGTACAAGGTAAGACTGTAATTAAGGTTGGTAATCTTGTATACTTTTTATCTGAAGATGGTTTTAGGGTAACAGATGGTAATTCATCTAAACCTATTGGTAATGGTAAGGTTGATAGATTTTTTAAATCAGACCTTAGATTTGCACACAGAGAAAGAGTTAAAGCTGCGGTAGACTATGCAAATAAATTAGTTTGTTGGTCATACCCATCTACAGCTAGTGGAGTAACTGATAAGATTATAGTTTATAACTATGAAACATCTAGATGGTCTATTGTAGAAATATCACATGAAATGATATTTAACTACATATCACCTGGTTATTCTGTAGATGACTTAGATAACTATCCGTCATCAGGTTCTAATAATTTAGATGCAATCAATGTACCACTTGATAGTGATATATTTGTTGGAGGATTAAGATCCTTTGGTGTATTTGATACATCACATAAGTTTGGAACATTTGAGGGAGATAACTTAGCTTGTGAAATAGGTACAGCAGAAACAGAACTATTCCCACAACATAGATCTTTAGTTACTCATGTAAGACCCATAACAGATACGACATCAGCAACTGGCTCACTTACATTTAGAAACAGGGTTGGAGATTCACAATCAACAACATCACCAGTTGCAACTATGCACGCATCAGGAACAATACCGTTTCACAAGAGTGCAAGATATTTTAAATTTAATATGCAAATAGCAGCATCTACAACTTGGAATGACGCACAAGGTATAGATGTTGAAGGAATAAAAGAAGGATATAGATAATGGTTACTTATACAAACCCACAAGTTGGAAACTTACAAAGTAGGATTCAGAATTTAAATTTTGGTAGTCCTAATTATATGTCTGGTGTTAGCACAACTACTCCTTATTTTCAAATGGGTAACACTATGCAGACTTATAATCCCCAAGCGTTTAACCCAACAGCACCTGGAGATACATCAAGTTATTTAGGTTATACACCACAACCTTATGTACCAAGTAATCCTCAGTTTGCACAACCTTTACCTTTTACAACTCCAATGACCCAAGGAAGCGGAGTAAGCGGAGGAGGCGGTGATGGTCTTGCAAGATTTAGAGAAATGCAAGCTGCAAATGCTTTTAGAGATGAAATAAAAAACAATCCATATTTTGACATACCAGATCAATATAAAACTGATTTACCTCCAGGTATATTATCATTCTTAGATACAATTATTGGTAATGTACCAAGAGAATTAGCAATAGATAGAATTGTTAGAGATGTTGATGCATCAAAAGATTTTGGTGTTAATAAGTATGGTTTAGGAACTTCTTATAAAGGATCAAGTAGTATAGATAGAGATCCAAAAGGAGCAGATAATAAAGCCCCTACTTCAGGACCATCTGCAAGTGATACAGCTTTAGGTAAAGGACAAGGTGGTGGTGGTGGATCAGGATATAGTGGTAAATCAGCAGGATCAGATTCAGGAAAATCTACAGGATTTAGTCGTGATTCATCAGGTGGTAAAAACTGGTAATGGCTAGTAAACAAGACTTAGAATACATTTATCAATATATAGACAGTCCAGAGGACTTTCAAAGAATAGTAGAAGATATAACTAATCAATTAATTACTTATCATAATACTGAAAATCAGGAGGTAGCAGCATGGTTTCTTGCATAAACTGTGAGCATCATTGTCATTGTAGTAATGGCGGTCAATGTCCTATTGAGGATTGTGAGTGTATTAATTGTGAACATAATGCATTAGATGAATTTTGGAAAAGATTAGATGGCACACACATACAAAAATAGCAAAGTAGATCTATCATCTACAAATGATACAGTTCTATATACTGTACCAACTGCTACAACAAGTATTGTAAAATCTATATTAGTATCTAATGATGATGCAAGTAATGCTTGTGAAATAACAGTAACTTTATTAAATACATCAAACACAGTATTTAGTTTATATAAACAGAAAGATATTGCTGCTAAAACAACTACAGAATTATTAACTAATCCTTTAATAATGAACACGGATGAAGAACTAAAAGTACAAGCAGAAAATGCAGATGATCTTCATGTTGTATGTAGTTACTTAGAAATTTCATGATTAAGGCAGTACTTATACCTACTGAAAATGTTGAACAATGTTGGACATTGGTAGATAAACATATAGCTAATGCATTAGCTAGATCAGGCAGTCATTATAATAGTAATGATATAAAAGAAAATTGTCTTGATAACAAAATGCAACTATGGCTTGGTTGGAATAATGATGAAGAAAATGGTCATTATTGCACAGCTATTACAGAAATTTTACAACGACCTAATACTAAAGTATGCAATATATTTATTGCTACAGGTCGTGAAATGAAAAAGTGGGTTCATGTAATGGATGAACTAGCCGAATGGGCTAAATCTAAAGATTGTACCCACATGGAATCTCATGCTAGATTAGGATGGGAACGAGTCTTAAAAAATTATAACTTTGAAAAAACTCATGTTTTTTTAGAAAGGAAACTATAGTATGTCAGGCGGAGGCGGAGACACAATCACACAAACTAATGAGGTATCACCTTATGCTCCATCTACACAATATTTGAATAATATTCTAGGTGAAGCATCTAATCTTTATCAATCTGGTACTGGATCACAATATTACCCTGGAACTACAGTTGTACCTTTTGCAACTCAAACTCAACAAGCACTTGGTGGTTTAGAAAACTTAGGCGTAGCTCAAATGAGTGGATCACCTATGATTCAACAGGCAGGTAATGTTTTATCTGGATATGCAGGAGGTCAAGCACCATCAGTATTTGCTGGTGGACAGTCACTAAATGATTATAGAGATGTTTTAGCTAATCAAGCTGTACAAGGTGTACAACAAGAATTTGCAGGAATGGGTAGGACTGGGGGGTCACCTATGGCTCAAGCAGCAGCTACCGAAGCATTTGGTAGAGCATATGTACCTACAGCACTACAATTTAGAGAAGCTGAACTTGGTAGACAACAAGCAGCTAATGCGCTTGGACAAGCTCAACAATTACAAGCTGCGTCTGCACTACCAGGAATACAGTCAGCAGGAGATGCTAGAGCTATGGCAGGAGCTGAAGCTCTTATTGGAGCTGGCGGAGCATACGAAGACTTAGAAGGCAGACGACTTCAAGAAGACCTGCAGAGATTTCAATATGAACAAATGTCACCATACAATAGACTTGCACAGTATGCAGGTATAGTTACTCCTATTGCATCTGGATTTCCAGTTACACAACAAGCAGCACAACAACCAAGTTATAATGCTCTTACAGGAGCTTTAGGTGGTGGATTAGCAGCAGGTAGTGTATTTGGAGGTAATCCTTACTTTGCATTAGGTGGTGCATTATTAGGCGGAATGGGAGGAATGTTTTAATGGTTGATTTTTTTAAAAATACTTTTAACCCAAGTGGTGCAGGTACTATGTTTGGCACTCCACAAAATCAAACAAATACTTTTTATGATTTTATGGCTAAAGAATATGGTTTAACTGAAAATGGTGAATTAGATTTAAGTTTAGATTTAAGAAATAAAGAAGATGCGCCAAAACTAGTTGAAGCAGTATTAAAATATAATAATCAAGAACCTAATGAAAACGCAATAACTCAAATGATGAGTAATCCAGGTTTCATTATGGGATTGTCATTAATGAATCAGGCAGCAGGTGGTAAAGGAGTTGGCGAAGCATTATTACCAGCAGCACAAACAACACAAGGTTTTATTGCTAACCAAGAATTAAGACAGCAAAATAAAAAATTGATGCGTATGAAAGATAGTGGACAGATAATAGAAGTAAATAGAGCTATGGCAGAATTAGAACAAACAAGAGCTGGTACACAACAAACTGTAGCAACAACAGAAAATATTAAATCTAAAACAATATTAAATGATCTAAGAAAACCTTTACTAGAAAATGAAGCTCTAATGGGTCAGCAAAATATTACATTAGCTCAATTGAGTATTGATCAAAAAGAAGATGAAGCTGTAGTAAGATTAGCTACATTTAATTCTATTGACGCTAATGAAAATTTATCAGAATCACAAAAATTGTTCTATGCTAATAACCCTGGTCAATATGGTTCTATTGATGAAAGTTTGGCATTTACACCAAATCAGACTACTGATGCATTAGTTGAAAAAGTAGTTGGATCTAAATTTATGGAAGACTTAGTAGAAAAAGTACCAGGAGTAGATTCAAGCGAAAAAGATGCAGCAAGGGCAGATGTAAAAGCTGATATTGCAAGGAAAGCAACTGAACTTGCTACTATTGCTTTTTCTAGTGGTGAAAGAAAAACTAGAGAAGTTACAAAAGCAGATGTAGATGCAGCTTATGCTGAAATGGTTACTTCAGGTAAAATTAATGAAAGAGGATGGTTTAGAAGTTTATTTGGTGGCAGACTATGGGGTGGTGGTGTTACTGTTAATAATGCTCTAGGCGGAACTGTACAAGCAAATAAACCTATTGTTGTAGGAGAAGAAGGACCAGAAGTCTTTGTACCTCAACAACCAGGTGCTATTGTATCTAACCCAGCTACAAAAGGTGGTTATACATGGGAGAATGCTATCATTGATAATAGCCCTGAACTTAAAAGGATTGCACAATCAAGTGGTGTAGCAGAGGCTAAGAAGGCACTAAAGAAATTTAGACCTGATTTATATGTCTAATGGAACACCAAATATACCATTACCACAAGTTGAAACACCAACACCTGGATTTAATATAAGACCACTTGGAGAACTGTGGTTTGAAGAATCTTTACCTGCATCTTTATATCAATACTTTACAGGTAATACTAAAAAGAAACAGGCAGAAGATGCTAAAGAACGATTAAAACAATTAGATCCTGAATCAGACGAATTTAAAGAACAACTCAGGATATATAATAAGTTTAGCTATCTTTTAGCAGAGCCAGGATCATTTGATGTAAAAGAAGTAGCTAAGTTTGTTGCATCTAACCCATCATTTCTTGCTGGTGAGATGGTAAACGCTGTATTAGCAGATCCATATTTATTATTCATACCCTTTATAGGATGGGGTAAGTTAGGAGCTAATGTACAAAAAGCTATTGGTATAACATCAGTTAAAGCACAAAAGATTACTAACGCAACTACTATGTTTGGACAAGGAGCTGCTATAGGTACTCTCTATGGTGGGGCTTATCAACTAAGTGAAGATTCACAATTGTCAGCAGGCAGAACATTAGCAGAAGCTAGTATCGGTGGTACAGCTAATTTAGCCTTTGGTGCATTATTTGCAGGACTAGGTACTAAAGTAACTAAAGCTACTGGAGCAGAAGCTACAAAGGTGAGTCGTGAGATTGCAGAAGCAGTAGAAGAAGCAGCAGATAAAGGATTAGATCCTGTTGAATTAGTATCAGCTAGAATGGCTAAGATAGTTAAAGAATCTAAAGCTACTAAGATTACAGAGAATGAAGTTAACAAATTATATAAACATAGACTACAACAAGAGTTTGATGCTATTGAAAATAAAACAATACTTGGTGATTTTAATTGGAAGGTAGCAGGTTCATTAGGTGGTATAGGTGCAGCAGCTGGGTTTCTTACAGCTAAAGATGAGAAACTACAAACAGCACTTGAACTAGGTGCAGGTTTTGCAGCAGTACCAATTGCATTCAAAGGATTGCAAAAGATTACTACTAGAACTAAACCTATTAATGAACAGAAAGCTCAAAGAGCTAATGAGATATTTGCAGATGAACTGACAGCAAATTTACAAGATCATGTTTCTAAACTAGAAATGGGTGTCCGTAGAATGCAGTATGCATTAAAGACATCAGTATCAGATATCAAAAGAGAAGCTATGGTTTTTGCAGTACAAGAACCGGAAAAAATTGTAAACGGATCATTTACATTTAAGAAGTTTGATAAAGGTGTTTTATTAAGAGCATTAAATGCTAGAGATAAAGGACAAGATCCTACAGCTATATTGGATGAGTTAAAAGATGTTACAGTTAAATTTAACAAGAATGAGCTTAAGATTATAAAAGATATAATACCTAAGTTTCATGATGATTTATTGAAAGACATAAAGAGAAAACAAAGTCGTTTTGGTGCTATATCTAATTACCTTATGCAAGAATGGGAAATTGGTCCAGGCAAGTTTGCAAAAGCTAGAAATATAGAGCAAGGTGAGGAAGTACAGGGCAGAAGAATATTGGAGCTTTTTGGACTTACTGGAGGTTTAGGAGGCAGAGCAAAAAAACGATTGATACCGTCATATAGAGAAGGTATAGAAATGGGTTATATTCCTCGTACCAATGATATCGGTGAAATAGATGTTGCAGATATACTTGCAAGATACGGATTAGGCGTTGGCAAAGCTTTAGTAGAGAAAGATTTTGTTTCATTTCTTAAAAAGAGAAAGTTTCCTGGTTTAGCAGCACCTGCTGTATTTGATGATTTTTCAAAAATACCTGATTCATTATCACCTGAATATATACAAGTTAATCATCCTATTCTCAATAAGAAAACGTATAATGGCGATAAACTGGTTGATGAGACTTTATCATATGTACACAAAGACACATTACCATACATAAGAATGGTTATGGATGCTACTGATCCACCTGCAATTATAAGATACGCACAAAACTTTAACTTTTTTATGAAAAGGTTTGCAGTAGGAGCATCATTCTTTCATGCAGGATCACTAGGAGAAAGTGTACCATTTACATTCTTAAGGAATGCAAAAGATCGTAAACAAGGATTTACACAAATAGGTCAATCATTAACAGGTAAAAAGACTGATATGCTTAAATGGGCAGACAATCCTGATGACCCATCTTTTATTAAATGGTTAGAGAATAACTATGTAGCTACAGCTGATAGATTAAAAAACTCTGACTATGATGATGTATTTGAACTGTTAACAGCTAATGGTTTAGAAATAAATAAACCTGGTGATGTTGGACATGATGTATTTTACAAAGGTTTCAATGATATTGAAAGAGCGGTATCTAAAGTACCAGCATTGGGAAAAGTATTTAATGATCTAGGTGTTAAACCTGGTCGTAAAGTATTTAAGTGGTTTGATAAGATTACTTGGGAAAGAGCATTTACTTCATTTAAATTATTTACTGGTACTGCAAAACTAAATCAACTTATTGCAGATCCAGCTAATGTAAATGTACCTCTTAGAATATTAGCTAGAGATGCAGCTTCGTTTTCAAATGATGCATTTGGTGGACAAAATTTCACAAGATTAGCTAATGAGATTGCTAATCCTATGTTTAGAAGAATGGCACAAGAAGCGTTTAAACCTTCTGCAAGACCATATTTACAACTAGCAATGTTTGCACCAGATTGGACAATATCTAATATACGAATACTAGCTAAGTCATTTCCAGCATTTAATGCTAATGAACGCACTAGAAACCTGTATATGACATATTTAATAAATGGTGCTATACTATATGCAGTATTAGGTAACGCAGTTAACTATGCATTTAGTGGTAAATCTATATTGGAAAATAAAGATCCTACTAGGATAGATCTAGGTAATGGAGAAGTGTTAACATTTAGTAAACAATATATGGAGCCTTTTCATTGGATTACAGATCCACAGAAAACAGCTCTGAAGAAAACAAGTTCACTTACAAAAACATTTGCAGAAGTAATGACCAACAAAGAGTATCTAACTACTGGTTGGAGTCCACAAATAACTAAAAAAGACGATAGTGCTTTAGATAGAGCTTTAGCAATTGGTGGTCAAGTAGGAGAAAAATTCTTACCTATATGGGTTAGCCAGGCAATAGAACAATATCAAAAAGATGGATTATCATATGATGATGCACTTAATGTATTTTTAGGACAAATTGGACATCCTAAATATAAAGGTCCAAGAAGCACATCATTTCAAACTAGAGGTCTTGTAGAAGACCCAATGAAAGTATTATTTTAAGGAGATTATATGGCAGGTACTGGAGCAGGTAAATATAGTACAACAGCAGGTAACAATACATCTGTACAAAGCGTAAACTGGTCTGAAGGTATGGCTCCTTCTAATGTAAACAATGCAGCTAGAGAAACTATTGCTAATGTTAGAGCTATGTATAACCAAATCGGTGAAGGCTTCTATGAGTTTGGTGATGGTGATGGAGAGTATACAGTTGCACGATCAGATGCTGATACTATAACTATTACATCATCTACAGATTTAACTAGTACATACTATCCTGGTAGAGCTATTAAGATAACAGATTCAGCTGGTAATGTAACTGAAGGTACAATTACAACTTCATCACATTCTAGCACAACCAATACTATTAATGTCTCACAGACTATTGCAGGTACTGGCACACCTTTGAAAATAGAACTAGGCATACAAGGTTCATCATCTGAGTTAGTTGTTGATGGAGACAACGACACGAAGATACAAGTAGAAGAAGGTTCTGATGATGACACAATAAGATTTGATACTGGCGGCACAGAGAGACTACAGGTCTCATCAGCAGGGGCATTTGCCTTGCAGAGTGGTGGCGGTTCATTTATACATTCAAACACAATATCTAATACATTTACTTTGACCAGTCAGAATATGTTTATGGTTGGTCCAGTAAGTGTAACAGGAGTTATTACAGTAGGCTCTAATTCTACTGTTGTCGTATTATAAGGAGAAACAAATGGCAGGAATACAAATAGACGGAGTTAATAATAAAATTGACTTTGATGATGATGCAGATACCAGTATATCGTCAGCTACAGATGATACGCTAGTCATAGAATCTGGTGGTGTAAACGTAGCATCTATTACATCAGGAGAGTTTGCAATCAACGAAGGTTCAGGAAGTATTGATTTTAGAGTAGAATCTGATGGTGATGCTAATATGTTGCTTGTTGAT